ATTACGAAACTGCGATTTCCGTTTTCGACGTTCAGGAAGCGGCGATGCACTGGCAGATCGAGGGGGGTGGTAAGTGCGGCTTGATTATCGACCCCTGGAACGAACTAGAACACGCCAGACCCTCCAACCAGACCGAGACGGAATACATCTCCGACACCCTGAGAAAGCTCAGAAGGTTCGCCAGAGCCACGGAGATGCACGTCTGGATCGTTGCCCACCCTCAGAAGCTGCAACGCGACCAGAGCGGCAAATTGCCCATTCCCAGACCCGATTCCATCAGCGGGTCTCAGCACTGGTGGAACAAAGCCGACTACGCAGTAACTGTCCATCGGGACCAGATGGAAGGCTCCCAAGAGGTCGAGATCCACGTTCAGAAAGTGCGCTGGAAGCATACCGGCCAAGTGGGGTTTGTGACCCTGAAGTACGACCGGGTGACGGGGCGGTATAACGATTCGGTTATTGCGATTGACCAGTACCGGAGGGCGGTGTGAGACCTGATGTTGAGTGGATTTGCGATACCTGCGCCCTTGAAATGGGCGGTGAATACATACCCGGCCATGTGATGACGTATCACGAAGGGGTTTGTGAGGTTTGTGATGACATCACGACCAAGAGCGTGACGGAACCGAGGGATTTTAGGTGGCCGCATGATTGAATATCTGATGACCGTTGCCGCATTCGTGTTTTTGGGCGGTGTTGTGGGCATAGCCGCCTATGGAATACAGACAGTCGAGGAGCCTCGGTTGTTCAAGTTCTGGCTATGGCTGATGTGGGGTTCATGGACGCTAGGGGCGGGTACTTTCGCCTTCCATGTGGCACAGAAGGCGGTCGGTTGATGATTGACTGGCGCGAACTCGTATTCAGCCTGGAGCGCAAGACGGGTCTGAGCGATGCCCAGATTGCCAGCCGGATAGGTGTTCCTCCGTCAACGCTGAACAGTTGGAAGAACGGAAACGTGAGAGAGCCGAAGTTCAGTCATGGGCTGGCTGCGGTGGAGTTATACGTTGAGCATTGTGGGAGGCAAATACCGTATGCGTGACTATCAGGAGTTTTTGCAAAAGAAAGCGATCACCGACCCGGCAACAGGTCTCGAGATTGTTCCAGACCTTAACCCTACGTTATTCGACTTCCAGAAGGATATCGTCCGGTGGGCGTTGCGCCGGGGTAGAGCGGCGATCTTTGCCGACTGCGGTATGGGGAAAACCCCGATGCAACTGGAATGGGCGAAGCATATTCCCGGCGAGGTGTTGATTCTGGCCCCGCTTGCTGTGTCTGCGCAAACCGTCAGAGAGGGCGAAAAGTTTGGCGTGAAGTGTGCCTATGCCAGATCCGACGAGCAGATTACCGAACGGATTACGGTCACGAATTACGAAATGTTGGATCGGTTCGACATTGGCCGGTTCTCCGGTGTAGTCCTGGACGAATCCAGCATCCTGAAAGCCTATGACGGCAAGACCCGTACACAGATTATTGACGGGTTTGCGCAGACGCCTTTTAGGTTGGCCTGTACTGCCACCCCGGCTCCGAATGACTACATGGAGCTAGGGAATCATTCTCAATTCTTGGGGGTGATGAGCTACACCGAAATGCTGGCGATGTTCTTTGTGCATGACGGGGGTGAGACGCAGAAGTGGAGATTGAAAGGCCATGCCGAGGCGGAATATTGGCGCTGGCTATGCTCTTGGGCGGTGATGATTCGCAAGCCCTCAGACTTGGGCTACGACGATGGCGCGTTCACTTTGCCGGATATGGTTGTGCATGACGTGACCGTGAAAGTGGATACGCCGACACCCGGAATGCTGTTCGCTATCGAAGCCGAGACGTTGCAGGAACGCATGGCTGCCCGCAGGGATACCGTTGCGGAAAGAGTCGAGCATTGCGCCGCGATTGCCAATGCAACATCGAAGCCTTTCATTGTGTGGTGCAACCTCAACAGCGAATCAGAGGCGTTGGTTAAGGCTATTCCCGGCGCTGTTGAAGTGAAGGGGTCGGACTCCATCGAAAGCAAGGAAAAGAACCTGCTGGCGTTTTCTCGAGGCGAGTTGCGCTGCATGGTGACAAAGCCATCCATTGCGGGTCATGGGTTGAACTGGCAGCACTGTGCGGATATGGCCTTTGTTGGCCTATCGGATAGTTACGAACAGTTTTATCAAGCCGTGCGCCGTTGTTATCGGTTCGGACAAAAGCAGACCGTAAACGTGCATGTCATTTGTGCCGAGACCGAGGGCGCTGTAGTCCAGAACATCAAACGCAAAGAACGGGAGGCATTGCAGATGGCGGAGAACATGGTATTGCACATGCAAGACCTGAACAAAGCGGCGTTAACCGGCGCTAGTGTGCGGGCGAAATCAGAATACGTGCGGGACGTTCAATCTGGCGACGGATGGACCTTGCATCTGGCTGACTGCATTGATCTTGCTGGTGAGCAGCCCGAGGCCAGCATTGACTACTCTGTTTATTCCCCGCCGTTTGCCAGCCTTTACACCTATTCGAACAGCGATCGGGATATGGGGAACTGTGCTGATGACGACGAGTTTATGGAGCAGTACCGATTCATCGTTGGCGAGTTGTTCCGCATTACCAAGCCCGGAAGGCTGACTAGCTTTCACTGCATGAATATGCCCACAAGCAAGGTCAGGGATGGCGTGATTGGCCTGAAAGACTTTCGCGGCGAGTTGATTCGGATGCACGTTGAAGCGGGATGGGTTTACCACTCCGAAGTCTGCATCTGGAAAGACCCGGTAACGGCGATGCAGAGGACGAAAGCCTTGGGGCTGCTTTACAAGCAGATCAAGAAAGATTCGGCCATGTCGCGGATGGGCATTCCGGACTACGTGGTAACGATGAGAAAACCGGGCGAGAACGCGGAGCGGGTTACGCATACCCCGGATGATCTGCCGGTCGAGGAATGGCAGAAGATCGCCAGCCCGATATGGATGGACATTAACCCGAGCGACACCCTGCAATTCAGATCCGCCCGAGAGCATAACGACGAGCGGCATATCTGCCCGCTTCAGCTCGAGGTTATTCGCCGATGCTTGCGGTTGTGGTCGAACCCTGGCGATACGGTATTCAGCCCGTTTACAGGAATTGGCTCAGAGGGGTTTGAGTCCTTGAGAATGGGGCGCAAATTCCTTGGTGCTGAGTTGAAGCGATCCTATTGGGAGCAGGCTTGCCGGAACTTGGCGCAAGCGAAAACGGATCAAGGTGGATTGTTTGCAGAAGCCGAATGCGCTTGAAGTATGACGAAGCCAAAGAACTAGCTGAGTTTTACCTTAAAAACATAATCACCGACGAATACAGAAGAAAGTTCATTTGGTATCTGGACAGAAACAGGCCGGAGTTAGCAGAAAAGGTGAGGGCGATGGTGAAGACTGATTTGGTGAAGACGATTTGAGAATCTTCCGCCCCTTAAACCAGGACTACAAGGACAGGTGCAAGGCGTACATAGACACGCTTTCGCCTCATTACGAAATAGTCGTCAGGGAGCATGACCCGGACAAAACAGACCTCCAGCGCAGGAAGTGGCACGCGATCCTGTCAGAAGTGGGGAACAAGTACGGCTTCACCAAGGGACAGGTTAAGCACGCGGTAAAGGCTGAGTTCTACGGGCTAGAGGATTACGTGATTGACGGAAAGACTTATACCCATTGTGAAAGCAGCGAGGACAGCAAGCGAGGCGAGTATTCCCGGTTGATTGACTTTACTTACCAGTGGTGTTCGGAAAGGGGGTTTGTGATTGATGGATGAATGGAAACCGCTCCCCGGCGGGGAAGGCTACTACGAAATATCGAGGACTGGCCGAGTTCGCCGGTTGCCGTGGACGGATAGCCGAGGCGTGCTACAGGGCGCAATGGAAATGAAGGTAACGGCCAGCGGCCCGCCCAACTGCCGGTATCACAAGGTGTGCATCCAGGTGGCGCGCAAAAAGAAGTTGTTTCTAGTTCACCGGCTGCTGGCGCTGGCGTTTATCCCGAACCCCGAAGGTAAGCCGCATATAAACCACAAGGACGGGGACAAGCTCAATAACGCCCTGGATAACCTTGAATGGTGTACGCACAAAGAAAACATCAGGCACGCGATTAAAACCGGACTGATGCCGCTGCCCAAAACAGGCAAAGGGCAGATGTCGCCATCGTCTAAGTTGTGTGATTGGCAAGTCAGGGAGATTAAGCGCCGTTTGGCTGTTGGCGAGTCTGCGGAAGCGATC